ACAGATGTTGGAATGGATTTTTCATCTGAAACTATTAGAGATATTAAATGGGGTAAAGCATAATGCAAAGTGTAGTTAATTTTTATAAGCAATTTAATAAATATAAGAATCATAATGTTATTGAATTATCGCATCATATAGAGCCATCAATACAAGCTAATCAATACAAAGTATTTAGAGATGATAAAGGTATCTTTGGTTTTGTGAATTGGGCTTTTTTAAATGAAGAAAACGAACAGCATTATAAATCAAATGCAAAGATAAATAAAGANCAATGGCAAAGTGGAGATANANTNTGGTTACATGATATTCTTATTTTAAGAAATGCAAGAATAGTTATGTCATGGGTNTATAATCATTTCAAAAACTTTNTAAAAACTAATCAATGTATTAATTGGTTAAGATTAGATGATAACAATAATATTTACAGAATATCCAGTAAATACAAAAGGGAGTTTCATAAGTAATGGGTAGTGCAGTAGAAAAAGCAGTAGAAGTAGTAGTACCAAAAGTCATAAAAGGTTTTAAATTATTTGGTGGTAATCCCTTAATTAGTTTAGGTGCAACATTATTTTTATCTTGGGCTTTAAGACCTAAAACACCTGATATACCTGATTTTGCAACTAACTCATTTGATGACTTTGAAAAAGGATTATTAGTTAATAAACAATCTAATGATAGTAATATTCCTGTAATTTATGGAGAAAGACTTGTTGGTGGTACTAGAGTATTTGTAGAATCTTCAGGAACAGATAATGAATATTTATATATCGCTTTAGTATTATCAGAGGGAGAGATAAATTCTATTGAAGAAATATTAATTAATGAACAACCAGTTACATTTGCTAGTAGTTTTACAGATGGTAATGCAGTTGAAGTAGATAGTTCAGATAGTAATTATTATAAAGATGGAGAAAGTTTAATTAGAGTAGAGCCTCACTTTGGAACAGATGGTCAATCAGCATCAACATTATTATCAACATTATCTAGTTGGGGAAGTAATCATAAATTAAGTGGCTTATGTTATTTAGCAATTAGATTTAAGTTTAATCAAGATGCTTTTGGTGGACTACCTAAAATACAAGCTAGAATAAAAGGTAAAAAAGTTAAAACTTATAATGCAAGTTTAGTAGAACAATCAGCAAGTTATTCAACTAATCCAGCTTGGTGTATTTTAGATTATTTAACAGATACAAGATATGGAAAAGGATTAGCAACTTCTGAAATAGATTTACAAAGTTTTTATGATGCCTCACAAGTTTGTGAAACCCAAGTAGAACCATATTCAGGTGCAAGTAATATTAATATATTTGATTGTAATACAGCAGTAGATACATCAAGAACTATTATAGATAATTTAAGAGAAATGATTAAAGGCTGTAGAGGTTATATTCCATTCTCACAAGGTAAATACAGTTTAATTATTGAAACAACAGGAACAGCAACAGTATCATTAACTGAAGATGATATTATAGGTGGTTATACTTTAGCAATTCCACAAAAGAATGAAAGATACAATAGAGTTATTTGTTCATTTATAAATCCTGATAGAAACTATCAAGTTGATGAAGTTCAGTTTCCACCTATTAATGATTCAGGACTTCCAAGTGCAGATCAACACGCAACAATGAAAACTGCTGATGGTGGTTTTTTATTAGAGGGTAGATTTCAATTTCCAACAATAACAAGTCAATATCAAGCTGAAGAAATGGCTGAAGTTATTTTAAGAAGATCAAGAGAGGCTTTAGGATTATCTTTAAATGTAGCTTTTAAAGGTTATGAATTAAATATTGGAGATATAGTTAATATCACACATTCATCATTAGGATTTTCTGCAAAACCATTTAGAGTTTTAGGAATTACTTTTAACAATGATTATACTGTAGGATTAAGTTTAGTTGAACATCAAGATAGTCATTATACTTGGGCAACAAAAACACAAGCAACTACAATTCCAACTACAACACTTCCTAATCCATTTACTGTTCAGCCACCAGCAAGTGTTACTTTAGGAGATACATTAATTGAATATAATCAAACACCACTTATTGCTTTAGATGTAACTGTAGGTGCATCTCCTGATAGCTTTGTAGATTATTACCAAGTAGAATATAAATTAAGTACAGATTCAGATTATATTATCTATGCACAAGGTAGTGGATTAAATCATAGAGTTTTAAATGTTAAAGAACAAGGTGTTTATGATGTAAGGGTAAAAGCTGTCAATACTCTCCAAGTTTCATCAAGTTATGTAACTGCTCAACATACAGTAATTGGAAGCACAGAACCACCATCTGATGTAACAGATTTTTCTTGTAATATTATTGGTTCAGAGGCTCACTTAAATTGGGAACAGATACCTGATGTAGATTTATCACACTATCAAGTTAGATATTCAACATTAACAAGTGGTGCAGAATGGAATAATAGTGTTTCTTTAATTGAAAAAGTATCAAGACCAGCTACATCTATTTCTGTACCAGCTAGAACAGGAACATATTTAATTAAAGCTGTAGATAAATTGGGCAACTTTTCAATTAATGCTACTAATATAGTTACTAATATATCAAGTATTGGAAATTTTAATTCAGTTGCAACTCAAAGTGAAGACCCAACATTTTCTGGTAGTAAAACAAATTTAACATTATCTAATAATCAATTAAGACTTACTGATCTTGATTTAGATGGTATTTATGAATTTTCAGCACCAGTTGATATAGGTGCTATTCATACAGCTAGAGTTACAGCAACAATTACACAATTTGCAGAAGACCCAACAGATTTATTTGATAGTGCTAGTGGTTTATTTGATTCAAAATCTGGTTCATTTGATGGCGATTACGCATCTAACTCAAATGCTCATTTAGAGATAGCTTTATCAAATGATGGAGTTACTTATACAGATTTTAAAAATTTTGTTATTGGAGATTATACAGCTAGATATTTTAAATTTAGAGCCTATTTTATTTCAAGAGATCAATTAACAACACCTGTTATTACGGGATTATCTATTTCTATTGATATGGAAGATAGAATATTTAGTGGAAATGATATAACTTCTGGTGCTGGAACTTACACAGTAACATTTACTAATCCATTTAAAACATCAAGTTATGCTGTTGGCATCACGGGAGAAAATATGGCTACTGGAGATTATTTTACAGTTTCTAATAAAACAGTAAATGGTTTTGATGTATCATTTTTCAACAGTTCTGATACAGCAATTTCACGAGATTTTGATTACATCGCTAAGGGCTATTGATATATGAAAATAAAAGGAGTATAAACACATCATGGCACAACACGATTACGACATATCGAATCAAACATTTCCCAGCTTTAGATCAGATTTAAACTCTGTTTTAGAAGCTATTAATACTTCTAATTCAGGAACTTCAAGACCAAGTTCAGCAGTTGCTGGAACAATTTGGCTAGATACTACTTCAGCAACAACACCTACTTTAAAATTTTATGATGGTGCAGATGATATATCTTTAGCAACATTAGATTACTCAGCTAATACAGTTAATTGGATTGATAGCACAGTAGTATTTGATATTGTAAATGATACCACACCACAATTAGGTGGTAATTTAGATGTTAATGGAAATTCAATAGTTTCAGTTTCAAATGGAAATATTACATTCACACCTGATGGAACAGGTAAAGTAATTATAGATGGTTTATCTTTTCCAACTTCAGATGGTTCAGCAGATCAAGTTTTAACAACAGATGGTTCTGGTAATTTATCTTTTACAGATGTATCTGGTGGTACATCTTGGCAATCAAGTATTGTAACTGGAACAACTTTATCAGCAGTAGCTGGAAATGGTTATTGGATTGATACAACTTCAAATGCTTGTACTGTTACACTTCCAGCATCAGCAAGTGTTGGAGATACAATAGAATTAGTAGATTACGCAAGAAATTGGGGAACAAATAATGTTACAATAAATCAAAATAGTTTAAATTTTCAAGGTTATTCATCTCCTAATCCTGTTTATGATGTTGATGGTCAATCAGTAAGAATAGTTTATTCAGGTGCAACACAAGGTTGGATTCCAACATCAGATGATGATGTTACTGATGAAGTTCCACAACCAATCACAGCAGATTTTTTAGTTATCGCTGGTGGGGGAGGTGGTGGCTTTGATGATGGAGGTGGAGGTGGTGCTGGAGGTTATAGAAATTCGTATTCAACAGAATCATCTGGTGGAGGTGGTTCATCTGAAACAGCTTTAGAATTACAAGCTGGAGAAACTTACACAATTACAGTTGGTGCTGGTGGTTCTGGTGTTACTAGTGACAGAGGTGGTACAGGAGGTAATAGTTCAATTTCAGGAACAGGAATTACAACAATAACTTCTGCTGGTGGTGGGGGAGGTGGTGGAAGACCAACCGACGTTACTGGAGTAAATGGAGGTTCAGGTGGTGGTGGTCAAGGTTCAAATCCTGCAACAAGTGGTGGTTCTGGTACTGCAAATCAAGGTTTTGATGGTGGTGATGGAACAGGTGGTGGAAATGGTGGTGGAGGTGGTGGTGCTGGAGAAGCTGGTAATACTGATGGAAATGGTCATGGTGGAGATGGTTTATCATCTTCTATAACAGGTTCTTCTGTTGCAAGAGGTGGTGGAGGCTCTGGTTCTTCAAGAACAGGATCAACATATCCAGCTGGAACAGGAGGTGGTGGAACAGGAGGTAATACTGGAACACCTCCGATTGTTAATGCTACTAGTGCTACTGCTAACACAGGAGGTGGAGGTGGAGGAGGAAGTGGTAATGGTGAAACTTCTGGTAGTGGAGGTTCAGGTGTTGTAATTTTAAGAATGGCAACAGCAGATTATTCAGGCACAACAACAGGTTCTCCGACAGTTACTACTGATGGAACAGATACAATATTAACATTTAACGCAAGTGGGAGTTATACAGCATAATGGCACATTTTGCAAAATTAGGAACAGGAAATATAATTGAAAAAGTTGAAGTAGTATCTAATGATGTTGCAACAACTGAACAAGCTGGTGTTGAGTTTTTACAAAATTTATATAAAGACAGAGCAGTTTGGAAACAAACATCTTATAATACAAGAGGTGGAGAACATTTATTAGATGGAACACCTTTTAGAAAAAATTATGCTGGTGTTGGTTGGAAATATGACCAAACAAGAGATGCTTTTATTCCACCAAAACCTTTTAATAGTTGGACATTAAACGAAACAACTTGTCTATGGGAAGCACCTATTGCAAGACCAGAATTGACACAAGAACAAATTGATAATAATAATTATTACACTTGGAACGAAAAAAACCAAACATGGGATTTAGTATAATAAATAATTAGTGGTGTGAAAAAATTTAATAATCCATCTTGGAATTTTTATTTAGATAAAGTATGTAGTTATGCTTATTGGGAAAAAGCATTTACTCCTGAAGAATGTGAAAAAATAATTAAGATTGCAAAAAATAAAGGTTTAATTAAAGGTGTTACTAAAAGTAAAACAGATATTAGGAAAAGTCAAATTTGTTGGTTATATTTTTCTGATGATTTAGATTGGGTTTTTAGAAGAATTACAGATATAGTTTTAAATCTAAATGAAAGATTTTTTCAATTTGATCTTCATGGGTTAAATGAGGGATTTCAATTTACTAATTATAAAGCACCATCAAATAAATACGGCAAACACATTGATAGATCATTAGATATGATAATTAGAAAATTATCTTTATCTATACAACTAACTGACCCTAAAGAATATGAGGGTGGGGAATTATTTTTATACGAAGATGAAAAAGGTACTGAAATGAAAAAAGAACAAGGAACATTAGTATTATTTCCATCTTATATGTTGCATGAGGTAAAACCTGTAACAAAAGGAGAAAGAAATTCTTTAGTTGCTTGGGTAACTGGAAAACAGTTTAAATAACACTATTGATAGACTAATCAAAAATTGATATAAAAGCATCTGCAAGTGGGTATTACCTCCACACCACATACTCACTTGCTTTAACTATGATTTAAAACTATGCAACTTTCTAAACATTTTAAATTATCAGAAATGGAAAAAAGTATGACAGCGACTAGGCTTGGCATAGAAAACAAAGCTGGTAGTGGCGAGATAAAAAACCTTACAGATTTATGTTATGAAGTTTTAGAGCCTGTACGAGCAAAGTTTGACAAACCTATTACAATTACATCTGGTTATCGTTCTGAGGCTTTATGCGAGGCAATAGGAAGTAAAAAAACATCACAACACACTAAAGGCGAAGCTGTTGATTTTGAAATAATTGGAGAAAGTAATTTAGCTGTAGCATTATGGCTGACTAATAATACTGACTTTGACCAATGTATTTTAGAATATTACACAGGAGAACAAAATAGTGGGTGGATTCATGTTTCATATAAAGAGGGTAGTAATAGAAAACAAGTATTAACATTTGATGGAAAATCATATACAAACGGATTACCTGATGCAAAGTGGTCGGGTGGAAAAATAACTAACTAATAGGAGTTTATTATGCCAATGGGAAAAGGAACTTATGGGTCTAAAAGAGGAAGACCACCAATGAAGAAAAAAAAGAAAAAAGCTAAAAAGAAAAAGTAATGGCAAAGAAAAGACGAGTTCCAAAAGATAAGAAGACTAAAATACCTAAAAAGTATTTATCAGGTCTTAAAGGTGCTAAACGATCTTCAAGAGCAAGTCTTTTAAAACGAATGTCGAGTTTATATAAAAAAGGGGTAAAAATTCCTTTATCCCTTTTTAAATCAAGAGTTAAATAATGGCAGTTAGAAGAAAACCTTTATCAGCTAGTGTAAGAGCAACATTAAGAAGAAAAGCTAAAGCTAAAAAAGGTGTAACATTTAGCCAACTTACAAAAGTATATCGTAGAGGGCAAGGTGCTTGGCTTGGTTCTGGTTCACGACCAAAAGTTCCAATGTCAGCTTGGGCTATGGCTAGAGTTAATTCATTTGTTAGAGGCTCAAGAAAACACGATATAGATTTAAGAAGAAAGAAGAAAAAATGAGCCTATACGATACTTACATTGAACAAGCTAAACTTATTCATCAAAATGATAGAAAATGGCGAGGCACAACTGTTGTTAAATACATTCCAATCATTAACGAGATAATTAAATCTAAACAGATTAGAACGATTCTAGACTATGGATGTGGTAAAGCACAAAATCACCCTAAACATTGGAACGCATCTAAATATGACCCAGCAGTACCAGAATTTAGTACAAAGCCTGATACTAGATTTGATTTAGTAATTTCAACAGATGTATTAGAACATATCCCAGAAGATCATGTTGATGAAGTTATTAAAGATATATTTAATTATTCTGACCAATGGGTTTTCTTAACTATCTGCACAAGAGAAGCTAGAGAAATATTACCTAATGGAATGAACGCACACGCAACTGTTAAACCAGAGGAATGGTGGAACGAAAAACTAAAAGATTACACTAGATATACTGTAATGTATTCCTAATGTTCGACCCATTTGAATATCTATCAAATAAAAAAATACTACTTATTGGAAACGCAGATTTAAAAACTGAGCCTAACTATTCAGAATACGATTGTATTATAAGATTAAACTTAGGCATATTAGATAAACCTTGTGATGTTTGGATTAATAACTTAGTTCATCAAGCACATAGATTTTTATTTGAAAAATTAGATCATTTCCCAGAATTTAAAAACATTATAAGATTAAATGCTGAAAGAGATGGCAATAGAATGAAAAGGATGCCTGATATATACAAACCTCATGCTTGGTTATGGAACAAAGAAGAATTTGCTAAAATGCAACAAGACTTAGATTATGATAGACCCACAAC